TTATAGAATTCGTAATAGTTTAGATGATCTTAATAATACTTTTGACAGTATGGGAAATCAAATCGCAGAAGCATTTGATGTTATAACTCAACCATTTACAAATGTTCCCCCACTTGGGAGTAAAGGGAAACCTGATGTTTATCCTGAAGGTCAACCACCACAACCATCACAACCATCACAACCATCACCTTCTGGTGGAAATGCTGATTTTTGGACTTTAGTTGCTATAGTTTCTAGAGAAGATGGGGATCCTCAGGGACAAGCAGATGTAGCTCAATCAATTTATAATCGTGTAGCAGCAGGGGTTTTTCCTGGGGGAAAGGATATAAAAAAGGTAATTCTAGCAAGAACACAATACCAACCAACTCGGGAATATCCAAAAAGAAATCCTTCTGGAAATACAAATCCAGAATGGTATCAAATTACCGATGCAGAATCAGCCGCAAAGGCAACTGGTTATGATGTGAATACAATTAAATCTGTTGCAAAAAATATAACAAACCCAACTTTACAAAAAAAAGCTGCTGAATATATTGAAAATAGAACTGATTTTTTGGGAAAAGGTATAACTCCAGATAGAAAAAGTTCAACAGAATTAAGAAGAAGAAATCGAAATGATAATATTTTTGGTAATTTTGTTGGTCCGGCATCTTTTGAATATGGTAGAAAAACAGCAGGAAAACCATCACCTAGTATATCACAACCTTCTTCCACAACATCTCAAACACCAGGACAAGCAAAACCTTCACCTGAGACAAAATCACAAACAATTAAAGGAAAAACACCTGGATACTCACAAGCAGTTGCTTTTGGTAAATCTTTACTTTCTAAAGGATATAAGTTTATATGGCAGCATCCAGATTTCAATTGGGATCGTGGATATACGGGATCTGGAAAAGAGAGGGTTGCGGAAAGAGGAAACAATTCTTACCATAATTATGGTGAAGCATTGGATATAAGTGCTTATAATGGTGAAGGTAAGTTGGATGCTTTATATTCTCATTTAGATAAAAATAGAAGTAAGTATGGAATTGCTGAACTTCTTTGGAGAGTAAAAAATCATTATGATCATCTACATATAGCTTTTAATAAATTAGGTTCTACTTTAACAAGTTCTGTTTCCCAGAAAACAGAAACAGCAAAACCAAGACCATCTGTTTCCTCTCCCTCTCAAACTTTAATACCAGAAAAATTTGAAGGAACTTTTATTCAAGGAAGTACGGGAAGATCAACTGGAGACCATTTTCACATAGGTCCAACAGAACTTTATGATCCAGAAACAAATACTTTTCCAAACAAAAAAACAGAACAAGGAAAACGGGATGCAAGAGAAGCAGCTTTTAAAGTCGCAAAAGCGTTAATTGCTAAAAAAGAAAATTTTACTTTTAGCAATGCAGGTATCAATGTCAATTCAAAAACACCTCCATCTGATGATAAATTGATGGAGTACATACAAAAAGAGCAAAATGCTCATGCTAATAGATCTATGGGAGGATCTTGGGGTGGAATTGATATTGTCGGAAGAAGTGGAATAAAATTACCACTTCCCGTTGGTAAAGTTTCTGATAGAGGAGGAGGATTTGGTAATTCTGCTAAAATTATAGGAACAAATGCTTTTGTTGGTCACGGTGCTAAAGGATCAAAATCTAGTCCTCAAGTTTCTGATAAACAATCTACTCTATCTTCACCATTAATTCAATCTTCTGATTCACAAACATCACAATCTTTGGATTATAACCAAATTCAATCAAATGAACTTGATTCAAAAAGAATAGATGAAGTTTTAAAAAATATTAATTTTTCAAAAAAACAAAAAATTATCTTTGTAAATGATTTACAAACATCATCTCCAGAAGCACCAGTTTATTCAAAATCTGGAGGGGGATCTATATCTGGAGGAATTGATGAAATTGAAGTGTTAAATAGTTTCATCAAACATAAATTTTTATTAGATTTAAATTATCTCTAATGTCAATAAAAAGATCTATATATGAAGTATTAAATCTTCAATCCAACGATCAATCAAAAACTATAGACATAATAAATGGAACTATCTCTATAGATTATTATGAGGATATATTTTCACCTATTATTACAGCAAAAATCAAAGTTGTAAATACTGGTGAAACAGTGAAAGGTTCCTCTGGAAGTTTAAGATCTATCTATCATGGACTTCCTCTTCGTGGTGGAGAAAGAGTAGTAATGAAAATTGCGGGGAATAGTCCAAGAAATCCTGGATTAGATTTCTCCAAAAATTCTAAAGATTATTTTTATGTATCTAGTATCACTGATGTAATTTCTGAATCAAATACAGAAAGTTTTACTCTTAACCTAGTTTCAAGAGAAGCAATTACAAATGAAACAATAAGAGTTCCGATTAAATTTAAATCATCATCAAAAATAAGTGAATCTGTAAAAAAAATTATTAATGATTATCTAAAATCCGATAAAATTGGAAAAATAGATGAAACATCTAATAAGTATGGTTTTATTGGAAATATGAGAAAACCTTTTACAATTCTTACTTGGCTAGCATCAAAAGGTGTTCCGATTTCTTCTGGAGATAAAACGGCAGGATTTTTCTTTTACCAGACGGTTGATGGATTTCAGTTCAGATCTATTGATGGTTTAATAGAACAAAAATCAAAACAAACTTATGTTTATACTCCTTCTACTGTAACTTATGATAATGATGGAAAAAAAGGTGAAAATGATTTTAAGATCTTAAATTATCTAACAACAAAAAACCAAAATTTAATCGAAAAATTGAGACTTGGTGTGTATGCAAGTCAAAGAATATTTTTTGATCCTCTTTCTTTTAAATTTACTGAATATGACAAAGGAAAATTTACTATAAAAAATTATTTAAAAAATAAAAATATCGGAAAAGAAGAATTAAGGCTTCCAAAAATATCTAGCTCTTCTAATCAAAGTCTTGGAGATTCTCCATCTAGAATAATTACTGCAATTTTAGATAGAGGAACAATTGAAAAAGATGTTTCTAGAGATTTAAATTCTGATCCAGAATTATATCAATCGCAGGCACTTATGAGATATAATATTTTATTTACACAAGTATTGAACGTAATGATACCTTCAAACACAAATTTAAGAGCAGGAGATTTAATTGAATGTTTATTTCCAAGAATTACTCAATCTGAAGCAAAAGACTATGATCCAGAGCATAGTGGTCTATATATGATAAAGGAATTATGCCATCATTTTGATGTCAATAATTCATATACTTCTCTTAAACTGATTAGGGATACATACGGTAATAGAAAATGATAGATGAATCGCTAATTAAAAGTCATTTTGTTGGAAGAGATGGTTTTCGTTGGTGGATAGGTCAGATTGCACCTGTAGAATCGCAAGAAAAACAGTACAATAAAAGCGGTTGGGGGAATCGAGCTAAAGTTAGAATAATGGGATATCATCCCTATAACGAAGGAGAACTTTCAAATGAAGATCTTCCATGGGCTCAAGTTCTTTTATCTAATACTGATGGAAGCGGAGCATCAAATTATGCAACAAGTCATAAATTGAGACCGGGAGATATTGTACTTGGTTTTTTCTTAGATGGCGATAATTCTCAGATACCTGTAATTACTGGATGTTTTGGTAGAACCGATCAGGTTCCAATTAAAGAATTTTCTTCTCCTTTTGTTCCTTTTACTGGATATACAGAAAAAGTACCAAATGATGGTTCAAAATTAAAAAAAAATGAAGAAAATAGCCAAAATCAAAAAGCTCAAGAAGCACCACTACATGTTCCTCCATCTGCAGCAAACAAAGTCAATCAAATATCATATTCATCAGCAATAAATGATACAGTTTATCTCGCTACAAATAAACCAGGTTCGAAAGTAAATAAAATACAAACAGAACTTATAAATGCAATTAAGTTTGTAGAAAATATTAAATCATATCCAAATATAGCTCAAGATTGGATTGATGAACAAATAGATAAACTTTGCGATGTAGTATCCGAAAAAATAACGGCAATTACGAATGATATTGTAGGTGGAATTATAAATGATACTTACGAAAAAATGGTTCCAGCATTAAAACAAGGTTCTGAGAAATTATATGATACTGTAAATTCTACTGTTTTTGGTGCAACTCAAAGTAAATCACAAGCACACTTAGAAGCGGCACGAGCACAAGAAGCTACTATTGAGCCAGTTAAACAACTTCAAAAATTTATACCTTGTTTAATAGCAAATATTATTAAAGCTATTGGTAAATTAATAGGAGAAATGGTATGTTCTCTTTTAAAAAATGCAGCAAATATTGTTAAATGTGTAATTGATCAGTTTATTGGTGGATTGCTGAATGCAATTATTGGTTTGATTACTTCTGCACTTAGTGCTATTTTAGGAGCCTTATCTATTTTATTAAGTTTTACTAGCTTTGATCTTATAGGTTCTCTTACACAATCAATACAAGGATTGTTGGGTATTCCATTTTCATTAAATTGCGGTGAAGAATCTACTGAAGATTTGGTTCAAAAATGGACTATCGGTATAGGTCCAGAAAGTCCATCTTCATTTGATCTTGATGATATTATGGGAGTTATGAACACAATAAATTCTATAATAGCAAATCCAGAATCAACTTTATCTGAGTTGGAAAGTATTATTGGACCTCTTGACTTTTTAAATCCAAATATAAGTGTTCCAGATATTAATGGTGTTTTGGGTGAATGTTTTGGTGGAATACCAACAGAAGTTATTCCTGCTGTTGTTGATATATTTGGTGGTGGGGGAGAAGGTGCATCTGCGGTTCCTATTTTTGGGTCAATTATTACAGGTATTAATGGTTTAAACACTGGAAGTATTATTGGAATGGTTGTTACTTCTGGTGGTTCTGGATATACCTATCCACCTTTTATAAGAGTTAATACTGATCGACCTAGTTTTGGATATGGAGCAGTTGGAAAATCTATTATTAAAGATGGAAAAGTAATAGCTATAATTATGGATTCTGAAGGCGAAGGATATCCAGTAGGAAATAATCCAAATGCAACAATTACTGATGTAATTATAATAAATCCTGGAATAGGTTATAAACCATCGGATATAGCAACCGATAATCTTGGAAATGACTATAATTTAACAATTGATAATGGATCAATTGTAAGTGTAACTCCTTTGATTACAAATGATATTAAATTAGATAGTCAAAGACCTATAATAAAAATTAAATCTGAAACTGGATCTGGAGCAATACTAAAACCTGTATTTGGGTTAGTAGAGGAACCGGAAGCAACTATTTCAAACGTTATTATTGAAAATCCTGGATCAGGTTATCAACCAACTGATACTGTAAGTGATAATTGTGGAAATCAGTATGAATTAGAAGTTATTGACGGTCGCATTACTAATGTAATTCCTATAAATATTAGAGAAATTTGCAATAACTTTTCTATAATAATTATTTCCAATACTGGATCTGGAGCAGTATTGAAACCTGTATTTAAACGTGGATTAGTAACAAAAGTTGAGCAAATTATAGATTGTATTACATAAAATGACTAAAGAATTAAATTGGGAAGCAAGAAATTATTGGAAACTAGGTCCAAATTTTGGGCTTGAAGTTAAAAATCCACGAAATGGAATGGATGGAACAGATGTTTATACATTTTACGCAACAACTGAAAATGGAGATCAACATTCATTTGGATTGAGTGATGGTTCTGGATTGTTTAAAATTTATAATGATCGTTCTATAGAAATTGTAGCAGGTCAAACTAATGGAAAGGGAGTAGATATTGTAATTATTGGTAAAAATGGAGATGTTACAATTACAGCAGAAAGAGATGGAAACGTTAGAATTCGTGCAAAGAATATTACAATAGATGCTGATGAAAATGTAAATATATCAGCAGGTAAAAATGTAAATATTAATTCAGCGAAAAGATGTGTAATTCAAACTAATCAAGCAGATATAATTGCTAAAACTGGAAATGCAGCTCCCGATGGAACTTCTGCAGGGCAAAGAATTTATGGTCCAGAAGCAAAGGCAGGAGTTGATAAAGTTGCGGATGGGTTTTTTGCTGGGTCAGAGAAAAAATACATCGGATAATTTGTATGTCAGAAAAAACGTTTTTTGGAAAAGAAATAAATTTCAATAAAGCTCCCGTAATGTGGGCAGGAATGGAAGTTTATCCAGGAGATGGTGCAACTTCAAATCTTTACGGAACTTTAAATGTAATTAAAAATCCAAAAGAAACAATAATTCCAGATATTAATACTGATGGAAATTTAAATGTAGAATTAGATGCATCTATTAATGGAAATTTAAATGTAGAAAAAGATACTGAAATTAATGGCAATTTAACAGTGAATTCAGATACAACTTTAAATAAAAATTTTAAAGCTAATAAAAATATGATATTAGCGGGTTGTGGGGATGTGGCAAGTAGAATTAATAGAGCGGATGCTCTTCCAACTTCGGACAGAAATTTAAAAGAAAATATTACCCCACTTCAAAAATCTTTAGATAAAGTTTTAAAACTTAATGGTGTTGAATTTGATTTTATAGATGAATCTAATTATGGTTATTTAAAAAAACATCAAATTGGTCTTATTGCTCAAGATGTAAAAAAAATAGTTCCTGAAGTAGTATCAAAAAATTTAGATGGTTATTATGGAATTTCTTATCATCATTTAGTTGTTTTATTGATAGAATCTATAAAAGAGCAACAAGAGCAAATTAATGAATTGAAAGAAAAACTTAATAATATTTAAATTAAAACTATGGCAACTCAACCACAAAAAGATAATTTAATTAAATTGTTTGAAGAATCAATTGATTCTAATCTTAGATCAATTGAATCTAATCAAATCTCATTACAAGAAACGCAATTAATTATTGATGATTTTGATCCATCATGTAAGGGAATAGATAATCTTATTATTCCTATTATTGATCAAATTAATAATTTAAAAGTAGAAATAGTGTCATTACATAATGAAGCATATAATGTTGGATGTGGAACAACAGTTGGGGTAACAAAAATTTATCCTGATACAGTAATTGATAGTTCATATAATTTAAGTGATCCTTCATATGAATCCGTAGATGCATATGATGTTAATAATCAACAACTTTCAAATTCAAATGTTGGATTTGGTACTTTTGTAATTCACATACAAAACAATAGTTTAGCAGTAGGGTTGGGAAGTGCATATGCTAATCTTAGTAATTGCTACAGAAAATTAGGTACATGCAATACTGGAACCTGTAATGGTTATGTAAATCAAATCACAGAAAAACAAAATCAAATTAATATTTTGCGATCAGATCTCAATGAACTTACTTTAGCATCAAATTCTTTAAGAACCCGAAGATTAGATTATCAAGTAAGAAGGTGGGCTGATAGATATACGATTAAAATTTTAACTGATGAAAATGTATCTATTAATCAAGCTATTTCCATTTTGAACGATCCTAAATATGATCCATACATCTAACTGACACAGACCCCTTGACACGCCCCTCAAGGTCTGGTATGATACTCAGGTAATCAAGAAAACCTCTCAATGCCAAGTGAAACAGAAGAAGATTATCTCACACGATGTGTTGTTGATACTCTTGCCCGTAAGTTTTATCTTTATTCAAGCGATGGCAATAAGTTAGTTATAGAGTGTGACAATGTTAATGATTTTATGAGTAGATTGGAATTTGTTCGTTCTATGCTTGATGAAAAAACCTTAGTTTATTGTGACCTATGAAAACAGTAACAGTAGAAGAACTTGAAAATAGTTTTGAAAATTTAATTAGTCTTGTAGAAAAAGGTGAAACCGTTCTAATTAAAACAGATAAAGGAGATGCCCTATTGGTTCCTTATATTGAATCTAATTATGATGATGAGATTGTAAAGATTTATACAGAGCACGAAGAAGCACCTTGACAACACTCCCCAAATCTGTTAAAATGATTTGGGATTTTATGGGAGCATAGCTTAATGGTTAGAGCGGCCTGCTTATAACGGGTTAGTCTGGGTTCAACTCCCAGTGTTCCTATTAACCATAATATTATGGTTAATAATTTAATATGCTCGCGTAGCCCAGCGGAAGAGGCAGTGGACTTATGTAAATTGAGCTTCATAAAGGAAACTTTATGAGTGTAATTCCTCAAATTCGGTGAAACCTGTAAAATGGCAATACCGAGCCAAGCATCGCAAGATGAAGGTGTAGAGACTAGACGGGGAACACCTAAACTGAAAAGTATGGTGAAGGTATAGTCCAGACCACAAACTGAAAAGGTAGTGAAAACTATAGTGGTAAGAAAATCCATCCAGGGTCGGTTCGAATCCGACCGCGAGTATGAACTGATAAACTTATATAAATAATTATATAATGTGTTTATCTATATGAAACATTCCTATACAATAGAAGAATTTAAGAAGGCAGTAGAAGAAAGTTTTTCTATAGCACAAGCACTCACTAAACTTGGCATTTCACCTAAAGGTGGTAATTATAGAGTATTTAAGAAATTTGAAAAACTCTATGGAATAGATACTTCCCATTTTACGGGTCAAGGACATCTAAAAGGTAAAACGCACAATTTTAATACAACTCCACTAAAAGATATATTGGTTAAAAATTATGAATACAATTCAAATAAATTAAGAAAAAGATTAATAAATGAAGGAATAAAAGAACATAAATGTGAATGTTGTGGATTGGAGGAATGGTTAGGTGATCCTATTCCTTTAGAATTAGATCATATTGATGGAGATCATTATAATAATATATTAGAAAATCTTAAAGTATTATGTCCGAATTGCCACGCAAAAACTCCAACATATAGGGGAAAAAATAAAAAACATAAAAAATCGCAAACAATAAAAAATAAAGAACAAAACATAAGAACAAAAATAATTCATAATTGTTTTTCTTGTGGTGTTGAATTAAAGAAAAAATGTAAAACAGGTCTTTGTTTTTTATGTCATTCTAAAACTCAAAGAAAAGTTGAAAGACCTCCAATAGAACAATTATTAAAAGAGATAGAAGAAAGTTCTTACCTTGCTGTCGGAAAAAAATATGGTGTTAGCGATAATGCTATTCGCAAATGGTTAAAATATAAATCATAAATATTTAAGTCTTCACTACACGATAGTAAGGCAAAAAGAGGACTAAAAACCCTCTTTTTTTATGTCAAAATAAATACTTATAAGACCTCGTAAAATTCAAGATGTCTTATAAAATTACACAAAAGTATTGTTGGTATGACAAAAAATCAATTATAATTCGTCTTTATTTAATTAACGATGTTCCATTTACGTTTGATGAATTACCAGAAATTGCGAATAATGACCCAGATTTAATTGAACTTGCAGAAAAAGAAAGATTATATGAACCAGATGACTTATTTTATTCATCCTTTTATTTACTAGAGGAAGAAGCACATCCATTAATCTATGATTTAGACTTAGAAAATCCAGAAGATTTGCCAAAAGAGGAGTACGAAGAAGATTTTTACTCCTAAATAAAACATAGAGAAATTCCAAAACATAATAAGATGCCACTGAATAAATTACAAGCATTTATTAAGAGTGCAGATGGTCGTATACTATATGTTAATCCAAGCGACATTAATGCAACCGATTCAATTACAAATGATGGTACTAGTTTAACTCAACCATTTGTAAGTATCCAAAGAGCGTTAATAGAATCGGCAAGATATTCATTTTTAGCGGGAGTGGATAATGATCTTGTCGAAAAAACTACAATTTTACTTTTTCCTGGAGAATATATAGTCGATAATCGTCCAGGATGGGGAATTCGCAACGATGGTGGAACAGCAAAAGCATTTCCTCCATCTGGATCTTTGGGAATAAATGATCCAACAGCTCTGTCAGCGTTGTCACTGGAATTGGATTCCAATTTTGATTTAACTCAAGAAAATAATATTCTTTATAGATTTAATAGCATTTATGGTGGTGTAATTATTCCTAGAGGAATTTCAATTGTTGGATTAGACCTTCGTAAAACAAAAATTAGACCAAAATATGTTCCAAATCCAACAGATCCTGCAGTTAAAAAATCTGCCCTTTTTAGAATTACAGGAGCTTGTTATTTTTGGCAATTCTCCATGTTTGATGCTGATGAGACTGGATTAGTTTATACACATCCTTCTGATTTTTCGGTAGAAAAACAATCTATACCCCTATTCTCTCACCATAAATTAACTTGTTTTGAATATGCTGATGGTGTAAATGAGATTGGTGAGTATGGTCTCACCGATCTTGATATGTATTATAGCAAATTATCAAATGCTTATAATGCGTATAGATCTATTCCAATATCTTCAAAATATCCTGCGAATGGAAAAGCATTTGCAAAAAGAGATCCAGAATGGCAGATTGTTGGTGCTTTTGCTACTGATCCTATAATTATTGAAAGTATTATTTCTGGTGATGGATCTACTGCAGATAATAAAGTTACTGTTACTACAGTTAAAGAGCATAATTTAAACGCTGGATCTCCAATTAAAATTCGTGGAGTTTCTTCTCCAACTTATAATATTTCAACAAAAGTAGCAGAAGTCGATCCAGATAATCCAAGAAAATTTACATATTTTCTCCCTTCTTTTCCAATAAACTTACCAGCAAGTCCTGCTGCTTCTGGTGCTATTGTTACTGTAGAAACTGATACAGTATCTGGTGCATCTCCTTATATCTTTAACTGTTCTCTAAGATCAGTATGGGGAATGAATGGAATGCTTGCGGATGGTGCAAAGGCATCAGGTTTCCGTTCAATGGTAGTGGCACAATTTACTGCAGTATCTCTACAAAAAGATGATCGTGCCTTTGTCAAATATGATCCAATAACAAGAACTTACAATGGCGTAAATCCAATTAATCCCATTTATGGTGCTGATTTGCCAACAGGAGCATCTCAAACTGATACAACAAAAGTATATCACTTAGATCAAGATGCAATTTATAGAAAAGATTGGGAATCAAGTCACATTAAAATTGCAAATGACGCTTTTATACAAATCGTTTCTGTATTTGCTATTGGATTTAATAAACATTTTGATATTGAATCTGGTGGTGACGCATCAATTACAAACTCAAACTCAAACTTCGGTCAAATATCATTAAACTCTGATGGATTTAAAGTAGAAGCATTTGATAAAGACAATAATGCTTTCATTACGTCTATTATTCCACCAAGAGATATTGTAAACGTAGAAGAAAATATTGAATGGTTATCAATTGACGTTGGATTAACTACAACTGCTGCTGCTGGTGCTGCTACAACAACAAGATTATATCTCTATGGACTAAATGCGGAAGATAATTTACCGATTAGTATAACCCAAGGTTATAGAATTGGAGCAAGAGTAAATGATAGGTTATATTTAAGTATTAATGATGTTGAATATTCTGCAGACATTTATATGCAGGATGAAGTTACAAGTTCATTTAAGGTTTATGATGTAACAAATGTTTCAAATTCTATTCTTACTCTTGGAACTCATACATTACAAACTGGTGAAAAAATTATTATTAATAGTGAAACAGGAGATTTACCAGAAAATGTAATTCCTCATATTGTTTATTATGCGATTCGTGTCAATTCAACTCAAATAAAACTTGCTTCTTCCTTAACTAATTCTTTAAATAATGAAGCAATTACAATTTATAGAGGAACAGAACTTAAAGTTTATAGTAGAGTTTCTGATAAAAATTCTGGTGATATTGGGTCTCCAATACAATATGACAAAAATAGAAATAATTGGTATATAAATGTTAATAATAGCAATACAATTTATCCTCAAATTAAATCTTTAGGAGTTGCAGGATTAAGTGAAACTACAGATCTTACTTATGTAAAGAGAATCGTTGATGACCGTAGTTTAGATGAAAAACTTTATAAGATTCGTGTTGTAATTCCAAAAGAAGCAAAAGCAGCAAAAGATCCACAAACTGGATTTGTAATACAAGAATCAAGTTCAACAGGAGTCGGAAATACTTCAGAATTTACTACACCAACAATTACAAATTTAGATGTTAATTTCAATAAAAATCAAAGATTTATCTCTACTTGTAGTTTAAGTTCAAATACCGTTACTGTTCTCACAGAACTTCCTCATGGATTAAATGTAAATGATGTTGTAACTATAAGAGATGTTACTGATTCTTCAAATGTAACTGGAGAATATAATCGTGGATATAATGGTAGATTTAAAGTATCTGCATTGGGAGATAGTAGTGGAAATTATAAAGATACTATTTTTAGCTATACAACTACAGATGTAAGCGGTCTTCAACATACACCGGGACCAGTAAGTACAAATAATACTGATAGTAGAACAATAAATCTTCCAAGATTTGAAAGAACTGATTTACAATCAAATCTTTATATTTATCGTAATGAAGTAATTTCGTCTTATCTTGAAGGAGCTCAAGATGGTATATATCATCTTTATGTTCTAAATGCCGACAATCCAGTTACAGAGCATTTTACAAGTTTAAAATATTCTCAAAGTCCTGTAGATCTTTATCCACAATTAGATCGTGATAATCCACAGTCCAATCCTCCAGCAGCAAAAACATTTGCTTTACGTTCTCCAATTGGAGATGTAAATACTAGCGATCTTAAAAAGAGCATTACAAGAGAAACAATAGATAAAGCACTTTCTTCTTTTGGTGTTGGATTAGCTATCACTTCTTTTAGTGGATCTACAATTTCATTTGATAGAAATCATAGTTTGAGTAGAGTTGTAGATGGAACTATTGGTGGATCTGGTGGTTCAGGATATACTAATGGAATATATTATAATGTAAAACTTTTCAGTAATTCTGCACTTACCATATGGAATGGAGCAACTGCTAAAGTTACTGTTTCTGATTCAAAAGTAACTTCTGTCGAGATTGTTTCTGGTGGATCTTGGTATTCTGCATCAACTTTGTATTTTGATACTTCTAGAATTGGATCTGGAACTGGAGCTACTTTTATAGTACCATCTTCTGGAATTTCTACAAGCATTGGTGATGTGGTGCAAATTACTGGAAATGGATCCAGTAATGATGGTTATTTTCGAATTAATTCCGTTCCATCAACAAATCAAATTGCAATTGCAAGAACTTCTGGTGATCCAGTTCCAGTTCCAGGGCAGTATGCGTTTATAATCGGACCTTCATCAAGAATTGCCTCTACTGTTTATAATAGCACAGTTGGGATTACAACATTTACAACCTCTACCCCTCATGGATTACTAGCAGGAAATAAATTCAGAGTAATTAATAGTTCAAATAATAATAGTGGTGATTTTGTGGTCAATGAAAGAGTAGGAGTAAATACTTTTACTGCGATTACGAATTTAAGTTTATCTGTCACTAATGGTTTTATCCTTAAGCATGGATTATCAGCAAATGAGGGTATTTCTGATGCCAGAGAAGAAAACTTTGCAACCCGTCAGGTTTCAATTTATGGAAATGAGTATGTAAGACTTACTAGTGCTCTTACTAATGATGAAAGTGCAACAGATGTTGCATTTTCATGGATTTCAACAGGTATTGGAACGGATATAAGATTTCCTCTTGGATCTTATATCCAAATTGATAATGAATTGATGAGAATTCGTTCTAAAGGAAGTATCAATAGTTTTACAGTAATTCGTGGTGTTCTTGGAACTCGTAAAGAAACTCATGAAGTTGGATCATTAATTCGTAGAGTAAATCCAATCGCAGTTGAGTTCCGTAGACCATCAATTCTTCGTGCTTCAGGACATACATTTGAATATCTTGGATATGGACCTGGAAACTATTCAACTGGTCTTCCTCAAATTCAAGTTAAATCCCTTTCAGAAAGAGAGGATTTTCTAGTTCAAGCACAAGAAAGATCTTGTGGTGCTGTAGTTTATACTGGAATGAATAATAATGGAGATTTCTTCAGTGGAAACACAAAGACATCTTCAGTTTCTGGTGAAGTTACTTCTTATGATATTCCAAATCCCACAGTTACAGGACAAGATCCATCAAAATCAAGTGCTGTTTTTGATGAAGTTACAATAAAAGAAAGACTTCTTGAAGAAGGTGGTGATTCTGGAACGGTTCTTTCTCAATTTGATGGTCCAGTTACGTTTAACGAACAAACAAGATTTAAGAATACTTCAACATTTAGTGGAAATGTTAGAATTACTAATAATACTTCATCAGATTCAACTGGAAAGGGTGCTCTTACAGTTAAGGGTGGAGTTGGAATTGCTGAAAACTTAAACGTAGGTAATAATTTACGAGTTACTGGAACCACTCAATTTGATAATGATGTCACCTTCGGTAATACCACCAGTGATAATGTGACTTTTACCTCAAGAGTTGACTCTAATTTGAACCCATCTGCAGATAATACATATGACTTAGGTTCAAATTCTCTCAGATGGAAAACTATTAATGTTGCTGAGATTATAGGAAAAGTAACTGGAAATTCTGATTCTGCCTCCCAAATTAGTGTTGGAAGCACTAGTGCAAACAATAATTACTTTTTAACCTTTGTTGATTCTAATAATTCTCCAAGAGCAAATGAACTTCTTTATACTGATTCTGGACTTAGTTATAATCCTTTCACTAATGAATTGACTTTTGGTGGTGGTAATATATTATTAAGTGCAGGTAAATCAGTAAGATGGGAAGCAAATAGTGACTATGCTTTTATTCGATTTAATAGTACATCCGATAGTTCTCCTCCATCACAACTAGAAATTGCCGTTGGTGATAATGGTGAAAGTACTACAGTTGCAGATAACATAGTTATTAATCAATATAATGTAGCAGGAAATATACAAAGAACCTTAAAACTTTTAGATATAGATGGAAATACTGTGATTCCTGGAAGTTTAAGTTCACCATTATTGAGAAATACCGGGTTTGATTTTGTTCTGGGAAATGGAAATCAAACTGACAGAGGTAATTCTGGAAATTCAAGAGCACTGGTAAAGGATTCTGGATCAACTCTTGTTTTAAATTATGGTGGAGATTTTACTGGTGGTGTTAGGGTTGATAGTTATTTAAGGACTACTGATTATATTGATGCCACTACACCAGCTACATCTGGGACCACTGGAGGTGTAAGAATTAGAGCAAATACCAATAATCCTTCACTTGCTTATCTTCAATTTATTAGTAATGATGGAAATTCTCAATATGGTTATTTTACCTCAAAATCTGATGGTAATTTGTCTTGGAGTGGATCTTTAGATATCTATGGAAAAGGATATATAAACAAAAATAGACACGCTAGTGGTGCAAATGCTTATCATTTAGAATTAGTTGCACCTGATGGTGGTAGTTCTGGAGGTGAAGTTTCTTTAAGAATGCATCAGACCAACCGATGGTGGGGTCAAATAAGATTGAGATCTGATGGATTTCATTTTACAGATGGTGCTGATAATACTTATAAAAACATATTTGCTGGAACATTAACTGGTAATGTTGCTGGTAATGCAACAACAGCAACCACTGCTACTTTTTTAAATAGTGCCAACAGTTCTTCAACCGCAGATAACATTACTACAAGAGTTAACAGTGGCTTCTGGCAAACAAGCACTGCGACAACTGGAGAAGGATGGCCAACAACCACAAATGATTGGTATCATTTAATTAGTGCAACTCATTCAAATGAAACAAATTATTATTCTCTTCAATTAGCAGCACCGTTCTATACTCAAAATTTATATTATAGGTCTACATCTGGTAATGGTTCAACTGCTTGGCAACAGGTTGTAACTTCTTCAAATATTTCAACTTTTGTAAATAGTGGAACTGGTGGATCTGCAAATCAAATTTTATATAAAAATAGTTCTGGTTCTATTACTGGCTCTAATAATTTAACTTACAATGGATCTTCATTAAATATTGTTAGTAATACATATGTAACTGATAATTCTGGTAATAGTGTTCAATTGAATCCAGGAGGTGCGATTGAAATTGTTAGAACTGCAGGACCATTTATTGATTTTAAAAATAGTTCTACTGATGATTTTGATGTAAGAATCGAAAATTATACTTCTCAATATGGTTTGGTAATAAGATCTGCAAACTCAGCTGCTAGTTTATCTGTTGAGGGTGATATTATTGCGTTTGTTTCTGATGAAAGACTTAAAACAAATATTAAACCAATTGAAAATGCTCTTGACAAAACATTAAGTCTTTCTGGATTTACCTTTAACTTTAATGAAACTGCACAATCATTAGGATTTGATGGTAATACTCCTTGTGTCGGTGTTTCTGCTCAGGAAGTACAAAAAGTTCTTCCAGAAGCAGTTAAACCTGCTCCAATTGATGAAAATTATATTACAGTTCAATATGAAAAATTAGTTCCTCTTTTAATTGAAGCAGTTAAAGAATTATCTAACAAAGTTGATAGTTTGGAGACTAAATTGAATCAAATTAATAATAAATAACTAAAAATCCATAGAAAATGGCAAATTATAGAAAGTCATTCAATTTTAGAAATGGTGTTCAAGTTGATGAAGATAATTTTATTGTAAATGCGAATGGTTTAGTTGGAATTGGAACCTCCATTCCTTCAGAACTTTTAGATGTTTATGGTGGAACTGTAAAGGTAACTGGACTAGTAACTACTAGTCAATTATATTCTGGAGTTTCTACGGTTAGATCTTTAACAGTACAAGAAGGAATAAACGCATCTGGTGTAATTAGTGCAACATCATTCTTTGGAAGTGCTTCTGGATTAACTGGTATATATGCAGTCGCAGTTAATGGGTGGATTGTAACACCAGAATCTCTTTCGACAGATTCAAATGTTGGAATTGGTACAACGATTCCAACACATTTATTTCAAGTCGGAAATAATCCATTAGATGAAAATGCAACAGGATTATTCATTGATACAACGGGAAATGTTTATTCTAGTGGAGTATCTACTATTTCATCTTTAAACGTAGGGGGACTTTCTACAACAAAAAATCTTTTAGTCACTGGAGTAAGTACTATTAGATCTTTAAACGTAGGAGGTCTTTCTACAACTACTGATCTTTTAGTTACAGGAGTTGGAACTATTGGTTCATTGACTGTAAATGATAATCTTGGTATTGGAACCACAAATCCAGGTGCAAAATTAGATGTTGTTGGTTCTACAATTTTAAATCCTTCTTTAAATGGACAAACTGTTAATATTATTACTAATGAATTACTTAATAATTATCTTGTAATTAAATCACTTTCCACTAATTCTTATGGTCTAAGAATATCCGTAAATCCAAATACAGATTCTGCAACTATTTCAAATTATTATAATTCACCCTTAATTTTTGGTACAAATAATACAGAAAGATTAACAATTAGTGGATCTGGTAGTGTTGGAATTGGAACTACACTTCCACTATCAACACTTCATGTAATTGGAAATACTATAATTGCTGGAGTAAGTACTCTTGGATCATTAAATGTTTCTGGACTTACTACAACTCAAAATTTAGTTGTAACTGGAGTAAGTACTCTTGGATCATTAAATGTTTCTGGACTTACTACAACTCAAAATT